TGTTCCAGCACATGTAGCAGTCAGCGACATCCTCTATATCCTTCAAAACTCTTCTGCATCTGCTTTAGACAAGAGGAGAGGATCAACAAGGACATACGACAGTCTCTTTACCGAGTGGATAGCCGGAAAGACAAACCTCAAGCCTACCACAAAGTACAAATACGAATACCTCTATCAGCTCCATGTCAAACCTTATATAGGGGACAAGAGCCTGTGTGACATTACAGCCAAGGACATATCACAGCTCGTACAGGACAAGAAAGCTGTCCTAGCTACAGCAGTAGTGAGAGACATCGCATCCTGTATCATCCGGCAAAGCCTCCACTATGCAGAAGGCTTAGGATATATCGAGCGCAACGTCGCACGCTTTGTAGACATCCCAACCGTCAGCCAAAATCACGGCAGAGCATTGACCAATACAGAAATCAATGCACTACGACAAACGGCACACGCATCCCATAGACTAGGTATTGCAGTAGATTTACTGATATACACAGGAATGCGTAAAGGAGAGCTTCTCGCCCTCACATGGGATGACATCGATATGGACAACAAAGAGATCCATGTCAATAAGAGTTGGATTCGCGTCTGTACGAATGGAAACGCAAGAGGGGAGCTTACGACACCTAAGACAAAGAAGAGCATCAGAGTCATAGCAGTCCCTAGCGTCTTAATTGAACGCCTCAGGAGCTACAAGGAAAGAGAGACAGAAGAAGGCAGAGGGGACAGAAAGATAGTCTTATGTCAAAGATATGAGGACAAACACCTTTCCCCGAATAACTTTGAACGGCTCTTCCGGCAGTGGAAAGACGCGGCAGGAGTAGGCAAAGAGATACATATACACTCTTTAAGACACACCTACTGCACACTCATGAATGAAGCAGGAGTCGACAACTGGACGCTCATACAGCAGACAGGACACACAGACACAAGGATGCTCGAGATGGTTTATCTCCATCAGAGAACAAAGGAGGCACAGCACCATGCGGCAGATAAACTAGAAGGAAAGCTCAAAGAACTGAAGATTGCTTAACGGTAAAGCAAAGTCCTCCTCGATGAAGATGCATGAATATACTTTGCAAAATTTTTGCAGAGATATATTGACAGGCACATAAAACACCTGCTATACTATGCCACAGTGAAAATGCACCCTAAAGTGCTTTATTAAAAGCGCACCAAGTGCATTCGGGGTTATAGCTCAGTTGGTTAGAGTGTCTCGTTGACATCGAGGAGGTCACAAGTTCGAATCTTGTTAACCCCACCATTTTGTTACATCTGTCCGCAAATTTGCGGATTTTTTATTCGTTGCTCACTTAGCTCAGTTGGTAGAGCATCTCCGTCACATGGAGGGGGTCGGGGGTTCGAATCCCTCAGTGAGCACCATCTAGGATATTCTAAGAAGGTTTTCTGCGGATGTGGGAGACCTTTTTTTGTTGCTGTGATGATAAAACTATGAGCCTGTCCTTCTGAAAAAATATACGGGACTTGACGGCTTTGCTATAATGGTAATCGTTAGGAGAACTTTTTCGAATGCCTGCGGGAGGGTGAGGGAAATCGAATTTCATGCGTTGAC